AATGGATTTTTTGAAAGATATTGTAAAAGAAATAGGTGATGACTTCACCCAACTCGCAGCAGACATCGATGGAGAAGAACAATACATCGACACCGGTTCGTACATCTTTAACGGACTTGTTAGCGGTTCCATTTTTGGTGGCGTATCTTCTAATAAGATTACTGCCATTGCTGGTGAGTCTAGTACTGGCAAAACTTTTTTCTCGCTCGCAGTGGTTAAGAACTTCCTTGATTCTAATCCTGATGGTTATTGTCTCTATTTTGATACTGAAGCCGCAGTTAATAAGCCATTATTGGAATCTCGTGGTATAGATCTTAATAGATTAGTAGTTGTTAATGTAGTTACTATTGAAGAGTTCCGTACTAAGGCATTAAAGGCAGTTGATAAATATCTTCAGATGCCCATAGATGAACGCAAACCGTGCATGTTTGTGTTAGACTCACTGGGAATGCTTTCTACAGAAAAGGAGATCAGAGACGCACTTGATGATAAACAAGTACGTGATATGACTAAATCTCAATTGGTGAAGGGAGCATTTAGAATGTTAACTCTTAAACTCGGCCAAGCGAATGTCCCCCTCATTGTCACGAATCATACATACGATGTCATCGGAGCTTATGTTCCAACTAAAGAGATGGGAGGAGGTTCGGGACTCAAGTACGCAGCAAGTACAATCATTTATCTCGGAAAGAAAAAGGAAAAGGATGGAAAAGAAGTCATTGGAAACATTATCAAAGCTAAGACAGCAAAGTCGCGTTTAAGTAAAGAAAATAAGCAAGTAGAGATACGTCTTTATTATGATGAGCGTGGTTTGGATAAGCACTATGGTCTTCTAGAATTAGGAGAGATAGGAGGATTGTGGAAGAATGTTGCGGGTAGATATGAGATCAATGGTAAGAAGATATATGCAAAACAAATCTATGCTAATCCTGACGAGTACTTCACCCCAGAAGTATTACAGGCTTTAGACGAAATCGCACAACAGGAATTCCGTTATGGATAAAGTTGAGTTTCTAATTCTTAGAAACCTTTTATATAATGAAGAGTATGTTCGTAAAGTCCTTCCTTTTATTAAAGCAGAGTATTTTGAAGATTATAACCAAAAGGTTGTCTTTGAGGAGATAGCAAAGTTTGTTGTTGAATATAATGAACCTGCTACAAAGGAAGTTCTCTGCATTGAAACAGAGAAACGTCAGGATATTAACGATACATCATTTAAAGAAATTACTCAACTTATTAGTTATTTGGAAGATGAACCTTCCGAATTTAATTGGTTAGTTGATACAACGGAGAAATGGTGTAGAGATCGTGCCATATATCTGGCACTTATGGAGTCTATTCAACTTGCTGATGGAAAAGATGAAACTAAAGATAGAGACGCTATACCTACAATATTATCAGACGCTCTCGCCGTCTCGTTTGACACTCATATTGGACACGATTATTTAATTGATTATGAAGAAAGATTCGAGTCGTACCATAGGAAGGAAGACAAGATCGAATTTGATCTCGAATTCTTTAATAAAATTACGAAAGGGGGTCTACCGAATAAGACTCTCAACATTGCTCTCGCTGGCACAGGTGTTGGAAAATCTTTATTCATGTGTCATGTGGCAAGCGCAGCTTTGCTCCAGGGAAAGAACGTCCTCTACATCACTCTCGAAATGGCAGAGGAAAAGATTGCGGAGAGGATCGATGCTAATTTACTTAATATCCCAATACAAGATATAACGGATTTACCTAAACCTATGTTTGAAAGTAAGGTTACCAATCTTGCTCAAAAGACTCAAGGAACATTAATAATTAAAGAGTATCCTACTGCATCTGCACATAGTGGACACTTTAAATCATTATTACAGGAATTGGCATTGAAAAAGTCATTTAAACCTGATATAATATTTGTAGATTACTTAAATATTTGTGCCTCATCCAGATATAGAGCAGGAAGTAATGTCAATTCATACTCATACATCAAAGCAATCGCAGAAGAACTCAGAGGACTTGCCGTTGAAGCAAATCTTCCAATTGTTTCTGCAACCCAAACAACTCGTAGTGGGTTTGCTAGCTCTGATGTCGATCTTACTGATACCTCTGAGTCATTCGGTCTTCCCGCTACTGCTGACCTTATGTTTGCTCTTATTAGTACAGAAGACTTGGAAGGGTTAAATCAAATAATGGTTAAGCAATTAAAGAATAGGTATAATGATCCTACTATCTTTAAGAGATTTGTAGTAGGAATTGATCGTGCAAAGATGAGATTATATGATTGTGAACAAAGTGCTCAGGAAGATATTCTTGACAGTGGGCAAGAAGAGGAGTATACTTCAGAAGAGAAAACCTTTAAAGATAAATTCAATCAATTTAAATTCTAATGACTGTAGACACCGAAAAGTATCTTGAATTTGTAGATGGAGTTACTAGTGAACCTAGTAAGGATCTTGCATATCTTTTAAGACGTATTAGTGAATTAGAAGTGGAACAAGATTGTGATGTTCCTCATCTATTAACTGCTGCACTTGGACTTACTGCTGAATCTGGTGAGTTTACTGAGGTAGTAAAGAAGATTATTCTTCAAGGTAAACCATATACCGAAGAGAATGTTTTTCATATGAAGAGAGAACTTGGTGATATCTGTTGGTATATTGCACAAGCATGTATGGCACTTGATACTACGTTTGATGAGATTATTGAAATGAATGTAGAAAAACTTCAAGCACGTTACCCTGGTGGAGAATTTGATGTTCATAAATCTGAAAATCGTAAAGAGGGAGATCTATAAATACACATAGAAGAATGTGTGGATTCCCCATGAACTCTAAAGAATATCTTGCTATAGGTGATGCATATAAAAAGGTATATGCGGAAGATAAGGATACTCCTGATCAGGTAAAAGCCGTTATTGCTTATGATAAGGCAAGAAAAGGTACTGATGATGCTACCTATGATAGTGAGCATGGTAAGAAGAAGCAGGCTAAGAAAGAACGTGACTATGCTAAGTGGCAACGTGATAAAGGTGCAGAAGATGCACAGAAATCAGGTCATCCTTGGGAACATGCTAAGGGATCTACTAGAGAGAAAGAAGGTAAGAAGAGCGAAAAACATGCTCACATAAAGGATTCTTACAAACCTTTATCTAATAAAGATAAACAAGGATTATCTGATGCTTATCTCTCAATTTATGGTGAAGATAAAGACTGGGGATATGATAAGGATGGTAATTCCTTAAACCCTGTTGATATTGAAAAGAGAAAGAAAAAGGAAGATGATCTTTTCGGTTCTCCTAATAAGAAAAAGAAATCAGTAAAGGAAGAGAGTCAAGCAAAGCAAGAAATTGCAGACCTTAAGAAAGGTGCTAAAACTCTGAAAGGTAAGTGGATTGCCAAGGCCGATAAGGTTGAGGAAGACAAGAACTGGATTCAAGGTGCTGTAAAGCGTCCAGGTGCATTCACTGCTAAAGCAAATAAGCATGACATGGGAGTGCAGCAATTTGCTAAGTATGTGGATGACAATCCTAAGAAGTTTGACACTCGCACTAAGAGACAAGCGAATCTTGCACAAACCTTTGCATCCATGAAGAAAGAAGACATAGATGAAATGATTGAGATCCTTGGAGAGGTTCTACTAGAAGGGTAGACCTAAGGGGGTTTTGGTATGGCAACTGTAAGTGTTCCATCATATCTTAATGATGCATTGTCTTACATATTAGAAGCAGCAGATTCTACAAGAGGTGTAGATACTACTCCTATTCATATGTCTGTTAATGAAGAGGATAAGGAGGAAGATCCTGATTCAACTAAATCTGTTTTATTTAAATCAAAGATACATGTTGATAAGAATAAAAGATCGCAAGTTAAGGATGAGATAGTTAATTATTTAAATCAACTTTTAGATAAACACACCACACTTCCTTTTAGTGAGGTAATTGCTGGAACAAAGTCTAAACCTGATGCAGATCAATTTGATGTTGTTATTAAGTATACGGGCAATAAACCACAAGTTATTAGAGTTTTAGTTAAACCCACTGGGGGTGGTGGTTCAGGAGGAGGTGCTGCTAAAACTAAAGTACAAGAAGTAGGACAGGCATTATTTCTTGCCATAAGATATATGAAAGGTAAGCCTCTTGAATGTCATCCAAAACATCCAAAAGATTGTTTAACTACTGATGATTATAAAGCAGGAATGAACTTTGTTGATGGACCAGGAGTTACAATTGATGAAATACAAAGTCTTGAACAAAAATGGCACGATGCATTTATTCTTGGAGCAAATA